CAGCAGATGAGCAACATCCGTGGCGATAGCGGGAGCACGCTGGAAGGCGGAACCAAGGCTGCACTCGAAGGCATCTGCACTGAGGCTCTAGCACCGTATCCAAATGGCTACCCAGGATGGAACTACATCACACAATTGATGCGTGACGAAGCCCAGTTCTACCGCCTGGAATCGCACACCGAAATAACCTCGGCGGATCATCTGAAGCAGTTCATCGGCTCAGGGATCGGGATCGTCCAGATCGGCTGCATGTGGGGCAACGAGATGAACCCAGACTCGAACGGATGCATTCGTTCATTCACTGGACGCAGCGGTGGTGGTCACTCCGTGGTGTTCGCTGGCTACGTTCATGAGGACGACATCAAGCAAAAGAGCAACGCAGGTTGGTGGGGACTGCTCAAGAACAGTTGGGGATCGCGATGGGGCGTCGGCGGTTTTGCCTACGTCGAGCCGCGAGCAATTGAATCCATGATTCGGCATCAGTGGTCATCGTTTTACGGCAGGTCGGACATGAAGACGCCGTCTCCACGTCCGCTGCCGGTGGATTTTATCAAGGAATCACTCCTAGGATGAAAGAGAGCCAAATCGTGCTAGTCGCTGCCATCATCTTCGCCGCTTGCGTGCTGCTGCCCAGTGCCACGCACAAGCCAAACAAATCACAAACGCACAACGCTCCACCGACAACCGAGTTGATCACTGCAATGGAGAGCGTGACCTTTCAAGCCGTTCACAAGCCCACGATCACCATGTACAGCAGAGACAATTGCCCTCCATGTGACTCGTGGTGGGCGGTGGAACGTCCTCGCTGGGAAGCAGTAGGTTGGAGCATAGATCGAGTGACCGACGAGAACACGAGCAAGCTGACTCCGTGGTACGAGATCCACGATGGCGACGGCCAACAGTTTGAAGTGATTGGCTACTTGACGACAGAGAAGTTTAGGAAAGCGAAAGAAGGTGTGCGATGAGTCAAGAATCTTTACTTGTCATCTTCGGCGGAACAGTCATCACCTCGCTTGCCGGTTGCGTTGCCTTTCTATTTGCGATCTTCCAACGTGGTTACGACGACCTCAAGAAGCGTTGCGAAGCCTGCGAAGCCGATCGCGAACAGCTATGGCGTGAAATGGCAAGTATCAAACTGCGACTCGGAGAAATGGAATAACGATGGACGCATTAGCGACCGAGCTACAAAAGCCAGAATACGCAGGACTGAGCGATCAGGCAGCCGCTGACGTCATCAACGCCAAGATGGTCAGCAAGCGTGAGCTAGTCCCAACATGGCTCGTTAAACAGCATGCGATTGAGAACGGCTACTTTGCAGCGATCAAGATCGCTTCGTGCGATACGACCATTCCTGTGCAGGTGCGTGGCCTGTGTATTAGCGTCCTTGCATGGATAGACGATCAGGCTGGAAAGATCCAGTCGCTCGACATGGATCTCGCCTCGACTCATGCGATGGTTGCTGGCTTGCTCGCATGCGGCATCCTCACCCAGGCACAAGCGACATCGCTTGACCAGCTCGCCAATCACGACGTGCGATGGGTCGATGAGAACGGCATCGGCAATGTCGGAATTGGGTTAGTTATCAATGCTCGTAAGCAAATCGGAACGGTGCAATAGTGGCAGACGTTAAAGCAAATTACCCAGCAGCGTCAGACGCAACGATCACGCTTGCATCGTTGGCAAGCGATACCAACCTGCTCGCTGGTCGCGAGTCAACAGCACTCGACAACTCCAGTAATCTGTATCTGGATTACTTGGTCAGCGGTAAGATCACGACTGGCACATCACCAACCACGGCACGTTCAATCCAGGTCTTTGCCGTAGGCTCTTGGGACGGAACGACATGGCCTGATGTTTTCGATGGCACGGACTCCACCGAAACCATAACGAGTGCCAATCACAAAAACAGCATTTGTCGCTTTATCGCTGAAATGGCAACGGATGCGACTAGCGACCGTGTCTATCATTTTGGACCAGTATCACTTGCATCAGCGTTCGGTGGCGTGATGCCTGTGAAGGTGGTTTTCTTCGTCGTGCACAACACAGCAGTGGCACTCAACAGCACCGCTGGAAATCATCAGATCCGCATCCAACCGTACTACGAAACGGTGACTTAATGATTAGTCGTTACGCATCGCTACGACAAGGTTTGCTCGGTGCATGGTGTCCGTCACTCGGTGCGAGTGGCTTTCGTTTGATTGACCGCAGTGGTTACGGCAATCATGGCACACTCACCAACATGGAAAGCACGGACTGGGTTGCATCAGGGGGGCTTGGTGCTTTGGATTTCGACGGGGTAAATGACCAAATCACTTCAACAGTCCCAATTCCAAGTGCGAGTATAACATTTTCCGCATGGATTTATATTCGGACATTAGATTCAACATTCCGGTATATCTGTGGCGTTCAAAATAGCGGATTAGATGGTGGACGAATGTTGCGGATAAATTCGTCCAACCAAATGCAATTTGAAATAATCGGTTCTTCAGTAAAGGATGTAAACGGAGTTACATTAACGACAAATAAATGGATTCATATCGTAGGGGTTAAAAACGATTCCGAATCAAGTGCTTATTTATATCAAGACGGCAACCAAGTTGGGAGCGTATCGCTGACAGGAGTAACCTATTCGGCAGTTTTGAGTAATTTCAAGATAGCAGCAAGACCAGATGCCAGTAGCAATTATTTTAATGGACAACTCGACGACATCCGGCTCTACACCCGTGCCTTAACACCCGCCGAAATCCAACTACTCTACACCGGCGGTCGCGGTGTTGGATTAACACCAGAACGAATCAAGCACCGACGCAAAACAACCGCAGCAGCAACCAATCGTCGCCGTCGAATCCTCATCGGAGCATCATTATAATGTGGGCAAAGCAAAGCACCGCCGCGACATTGATAGTTGGGCCGATCCTTGATAGCACCGGAGCAGAGTACACCTCTGCCGTCATCGGTGATCTCAGCATTTCTAAGAATGGTGGCACGCTAACCGCAATGGCATCAGCGGCAACGCTCACTCACATTGCAAACGGACAATACACGCTCGTCACAACTACGGGCAATCTCGACACGCTTGGCCGGGCTCAAATCACCTGCAACAAATCAACCTATCAGATGCCGACCGTCAACCTGATGGTGGTTCCAGCCAACGTCTACGATTCGATGGTCCTCGGAACTGATGCACTCGACGTGTCCGCGATTCAGTTCGCCGGTGAAACAATCACGGCAGCGGCTGGCGTAACGGTGCCAAGCTCAATCGCGAGTCCGACCAACATCACATCGGCAAGCGGCATAACGCTGGCAGCAACGACGCACACCGGAGCCGTAATCCCAACGGTGTCGACGGTTGGCGTGGTGCAAGAGTTAGGTAGCCAAGCTCTGAGCGAGCAAGCACTAGACGAGGCTGTTGCGATAAAGGTTTGGGAGCAACTCACAACCGACACGTGGCCTACCGATTCCTTCGGCAAGCAGGTGCTGATTGGATCGTCAACGCGACGCGAAGTTGCGGTAACGGTGTCTCATCACGTTGCATCCGTGCTGCATGATGCAGAGCCTAATTCGATTCCAGAAGACGCTTTTGTTACGGGTGCATTGTCGGCACGGGCATTGGCGGCGGATGCGGCAACCGAGATAGCAACGGAGGTCGGCACGTTGCAAGTATTGACGCGGCTAGATTCTATGATCGAGTCCGATGGTGCAGGTCAATTCCGATTCGATACGATTGCTCTTTCGATGGCGGCTGGAGGCGGTGGAGGCGGCACGGATTGGACTGCCAACGAGCGAACCGCAATTAGGTCGATACTGGGCGTACCAACCAGCGGCACCACGCCGACAGATCCGAGCGTTGGCATTCTCGATACGATCCGAGATAAGACCAATCTGATAACCACAGGCACAATTGCATCGTCGATACCAGTTACGGCCAGCGGTCAAATCGATGGTCCGTTGGTGATCGGTGACGACTACCTGTCTGCCAATGGGCGTGCGTTCATTTGGACCGTCGCACTTCCTTCTGCGTTTGTGATCGCGACTTCTACGTGCAAGTTCGGCATGCAATACCAAGACGAGGAAGGAACGTACAGCTTCAACGTCACCGGCACAGTTACCGACGCTGGAAGTGGCAACGTGACGCTCACGTTTGATGTGCCGAAGGCGACGACAGGTTTGCTTGGTCCAGGATGGTATCGATGGTCCGTCGAGATCGCTTCTGCATCAGGCACCGAGGTTACCAGGGTGAAGTCGAGCCATAACAAGCTGGTCGAGTGGGTGGAGAAGCAAACGTGATAGCTAGCACCCCCCCTATAGTCTGGGTCCCTCTGGAGGGGGTAGCGAGCCGTGGGGGGGAAACCATCCCAGTTTTTTGTAAGAAATTCTTGCTGTCTTGGTCCTAGTTGGGGGTAAGGGGAAGTCTTGGAACTCGAACGAAAACGAGATGTGAGATTGGTCAGTCGAGCCATTCGTGAAGGATGGAACGTTGACAAGAAAAAAGTGGTGAAGGCGTTGATGGGAGCGTTGGCCGATCCGGACTTGATGATCGATTCGGCAAAACTTTTGATTGCTGCCGACGCGTTGGATTTGAAGAGGGACGAACTGGAGGCCAAAGAACATGCTGGACTTGAGGAGCGACGACTACAGCTTCTTGAACTCGCTCGACGTGTACCAGCTGGAGAGCTTGCTAAGCTCGCATCCAGCGTTGTCATCGAAACTCCAAAAGACAACGGAAAGCCTAAGCGAAGCCGAGGCGGACAAGGCTAGAAAAGAAGCGAAGCGAGCCAAGCTACGCGATCTCAAGATCCCTCCGCCGGCAAGCGTCGAGCGAAGGCTAAAAGCCGAAACAGATCCTGAGATGTGGCTTGCAACTTATTTCTCAAGTCAATTCGGCGAGGCTTTTACAGGTGACAGGAAGTCAATGTTGCGATCCATCATAGATGCCGCGATGTACGGTGGAGATCAAGCGATCGCTGGTCCTCGTGGAGAAGGAAAAACAACCATTGCGACCAGAGCCGCACTTTACCTGATGGTCATGGGGATGAGCACATTCCCAGTCGTCATCGGCAAAAGCCAAGGAAAGTCGCAGCAGGAACTCAAGGACATCAAAGAGCAACTGCAACAGAACGAACTATTCGTTGCCGACTATCCAGAGATTGGGATTCCGATGCAGGCCGTTGGAGGTTGGTCTAGTCGAGCACGCATGCAGACCGTATCAGGCGTCAACACCAACATCGAACTTGCAGCGGATCACATCGCATTCCCAACGATCGGGCGTTGGCAGCTTGGTCCGGATTGGCCTGAAAGCGTGGTTCCTGCTTCGTGCGGCCAGGTGCTCTACTGCCTCGGAGTCGATGGTCCGGTGCGAGGAACCAAGTTCCGATCGATGCGTCCAACGCTTGCCATCATCGACGACATCGAGGACCGCGAAGCCGCCGCATCCGATGTGCTAATTGCCAAGAACGAGGAAGTGATCGAAGCGGACATTGCTGGTCTAGGTGCCAGTGCCGAGCGAATCCCTCGCGTCATGCTGTGTACCTGCCAGAATCGACGTTGCATCGCCTATCGGTTTACCGATCCTAAGATCAAACCGTCCTGGAGAGGCAAGCGATACCGCAAGATGGTCCAGCCTCCAGACCGTATGGACATGGTCGAGCAGTACATCGATCAGCGTCGCAGTCGAAAGCCCGATGATCCAGACGCACGCGAAGCCTATCGGTTTTGGCGTGACAACCGAAAGATCATCGAGGCGGGATGCGTCGTCAGCAACCCAAACAGCTACTCTCGAAAACTACACTCCGATGGCGAGCCATTGGAACTGTCTGCAATTCATGCTTACTACAACCGCGTTGCTGACGTTGGGCCAAAGTCGGTTGCGACCGAGATCGACAACGATCCTCCTGAGGAATCGGGTCCGGTCGGAGCTGGGCTCACCGCAGCGATCGTGCAATCCAGGATGAGCGGACTTGCCAGACGTCAGCTACCCATAAATGCAACGGCACTCACCGCAGCGATCGACCTTGGCAAGTACCGATGCCATTGGGTCGTCACGGCCTGGTGGCACGGTGCTGGCGGTGTTGTCGTCGATTACGGTGTCGCTGAAGTGTACGGAACCGACAAAGGGATGGACGCCGAAGCTTCCGAGCCTGCAATCTACAACGCTTTACTCAACTGGCGGGACGAGCTGCTCCAGAAGAAATTCGTCGACGGGTCAGGAACCGAGCGAAAGGTTGACTTTTGCATGGTTGACTCGGGATCGTTTACCAACGCGGCTTACCAGTTCTGCCGCGAGGTTGGCGGCGTGTTCCATCCGTCGAAGGGTTATCAACCCTACACGCCAAAGAAGGCGAACACGGCCACAATCATTGCCGGTGCCAACATGCACGCCAGCCGTCTCTCATCTGCTGGATTGTGGCTTTACGAACTTGACACGGCCTATTGGAAGCAGTTCGTCCACGAGCGATTCCTGACACCGACCTTTGACGAGCAAAACATGCTGCGTCGAGGATCTCTGTCGTTGTTCACGCTCGACGGATCGCAGAGGCACGCGTCCTACAGCCAGCACATTACCGCCGAGGAGTTCGTCAGCGAGTTTAAGGAAGGCAAGGGGACCAAGCAGTACTGGGCAGTCCGCAACGACAACAACCACTGGCTCGATGCTACCTACATGGCCGCGGCTGCCGGTGAAGCGTGCGGAGTCAAGCTAATCGCTCCCTCGGAGATCGAGATTCAGGCAAAGCAACAAGCCGAGAAGCAGAAGCAAGCCAAGCCGGTCGAGTCCAGGCATCAGCACGGAACTCGATTCAAGCAACGTCAGGGCGGTTGGATACCGAAAAGGAGAGGGTGATGGCAAGGAAAAAACAGCGACCTCAGGAGTCACAAGAAACGCAAACGATCGAGGCAACCGTTGCCGAGGTTCCCGTTGAGCCTCGTCGATTCATGCCACGCGATTGCACGTTGTGCGTGACGCGTCGAAAGCCAGGCGAGAGCTACGTCCGAGTGTACAGCAAACACGGATCGATTCGCTATTGTCGGTGTGGCATGTGTGGCAACACCTGGGCACAGGAAGGATAAAGTTTTTCTACGTTTGCAACCTGCATAGCAATTGCAAATAGACGCATTAGGCACGCCATGTGATCCTTGATGCATGGCATCTGCTGCAAGCCTTCTTGTACAAATCGACGCTGCGATCGAAGCACTTCTCACCGGAGGTGCGTCGTCTTATTCCATTGGATCGCGAAGCGTTACCAAACTCGACCTTGCGAGCCTCTTAAAAGAGCGTCGCATGTTGCAGACTCAGGTTGAGCGAGAGAGCGGATCTGGCGGCTTTTCCCTTGGCAAATTGTCGAGGCATCGCCGATGATCGCAGGATTCATTGATTCAATCGTTTCTGCCATCGATCCGCTCGCTGGCGTCCGTCGCTTGCAAGCTCGAAAACTTATGCGTTCCTATCAAGGAGCCGAGCCATCCCGAGTCAGCAGCAACCGAGTCCCAAAGAACAACCCAGCCGACCAGGAACTGCTTGGTCCTTTTGGAGCTGATCGCCTTCGAGCATGGGGCCGCGATCTCGTCCGCAACAACGCTTACGCATGGGGCGTCGTTGATACGATCGTTTCTTCGGTCGTCGGTTGCGGCATCAAGGCACAGTCTACGTTTGAAACACCACAGGGCGACGACGTCGAAGCCATCAACGACGAGCGAGACAAGATCTGGTCGGAGTGGGCTGAGGTCTGCGAGATCAACGGCCAGTACACGCTCGACGAGATGCAGTCGCTGGCACAGCGTGAAATTGTCGAAGCTGGCGAAGTGCTGATTCGCATAGTCCGACTTCCATCGAGCGAATACCGAGGCATCTATCGACCCGTCCCATTGGCACTCGAACTGATCGAGGCAGATCGACTTGCCGGCGACAAGGACAACTACGCGGCACACCTCGACAACTCCACTGGGAACCGCATCGTCCGAGGCGTCGAACTCGACGATCTTGGCCGACCCGTCGCCTACTGGATCTACAAGGACCACCCGCTCCAACCTTGGTCATTCACCAGGACACCAGAACGCATCCCAGCCAACGAGATCCTGCACCTGTACCGCCACGATCGAATCGGCCAGACCCGAGGCGTCTCGTGGTTTGCACCGGCACTGAGCTGGATTCGCGACCTCGGCACCTACGTCGACAACGAACTCCAAGCCTCCGCGGTTGCATCCTGCTTCACCGTCGCCATCAAGACCGAAACACCCATCGGATCGCTGTCCGATCCTGATGGTGGAGATTCGGTCGACGCAGCCGGGAACAAGCTTGACTACCTTGAACCAGGTCAGATCGTGCGATTGTCGCCAGGCGAATCGGTCGAAGGGATCAACCCGGGCCGACCGACTGCTGGAGCAGAACCGTGGATCGCTCTCATCCTCCGAGGCATCGCGGTTGGAACAGGGCTATCCTACGAAACCGTTGCTCGCGACTACAGCCAAACATCCTACAGCTCGTCCAGAACCAGCCAGCTTGAGGATCGTCGTCGATTCCGATGCTGGCAGCAGTACCTCATTCGGCACTTCCTCCAACCCACCTGGGACGCGTTTTGCGACGCCGCGGCACTCAGCTCCCTGCCGGCGTTCCCCTCCTCCGCCGATCTGCTTAGTGATCGTCGCAGAGCCGTTCCGGTGGAGTGGCAGACGCCAGAGTGGGAATGGGTCGATCCTCAATCCGAGCAGGCCGCTGCAAAGGACGCGATCGAGAACTTCATGTCTACCTACCAGACCGAACTCGGTCAACGTGGCAAGTCATGGCGATCGGTGTTCTACCAGCAATCCAAAGAGCGTCGCCTCATGGAGCAGCTCGGGCTCAAGACCTTGCAGCAGCAGCAGGTCGACGTATCAGCGGCTCAATCCTCGATGGCGGCCCCTAGCGAGCCAACACCGATCGGAAGCGGCGAGATGATGGGCCTGTCAACTCTCCAGTTCAACCGCAACCGCAAAGCGATCGCCAAGACGCTGGACGATCTCGCCAACGGAGTCATCGGCGAAGCAACTGCCAAGGTGTTCCTGTCATCAATCGGCATGAACGACGCCAACGCACAAGCACTCATCGATGACGCAAAGGATGGATCTGTCGACACTCTGCCAGCCGAGGTGCCTCAATGACACTTGCCGAAATAAACGCAATCCGTCGCAAGAAGATTGCACAAGCGATCGCAAAGAACGATCCAACGCCGGTCATCCAGCGACAGTTCGGAGTCATCAAGGACGGCAAGGCAGTCATCGCCACCGAGACTCCTGTCATGGTCTACGACGAGGCCAGGCGTCAATGGGTTGCTCAAGTACTGCTCATGAACGGAGTCCGATTCCGTCAGGATCGCAATCAGCTACCGATCGTCGACAGCCACAACGATCAAACCGTTCGCAATGTCTTTGGTTCCATCCGATCTATAAAGATCGAGGGCGATGCACTCGTTGGACTCCCCGAGTTCGCGAGCGACGACGAAAGCCAAAAAATTGCGACCAGATACAACGAGGGACACCTCAACGATTTCAGCATTGACGCACAAATCCTCGCACGACAGTACGTGCCAGAGGGTCAACGATACACGACTCCGAGTGGGAACGTGATAGATGGACCAGCGGAGATTGTCACCGCTTGGGAGCCACACAACGCTTCGATCTGTGCAACGGGCGCAGATCCAAATTCTACTGTTCGTCGGTCTAGCGACCGGGAAGGGATTACGAGAATGGACGAGGCACTCATGGCCGCAGTTCAAAAACTCGGCGTGCCGGAAGGTATGACCGATCCAGTTCAAATCATCACGTTTCTTGCTGGTGCAGCCGGCTCGGAAGCGATCGAGGCACCAGAGATGCCAGAGATCGAATCGATGTATGAAGACAAACCAATGGAGGGCGAAGCGGTTCGAGCGGATGCCGAAATGGTCGCCGCTGCACCATCTCAAGAAGAAGCGGTCAAGGCTGAGGTTGCACGCCAACTCGCTGCCGAAAAGATCCGCCGCCAAACCATCATCAATGACGTGAAGCTCGCGAGACAAGATCGGGCACTCGCAGACAAGCTCATCGATGACAACGTTTCTGTTGCAGATGCCCGACAGGAGATTATTCGAAGAATGGCTCAAACACCATTGGGAAGCGGAGCCATCGAAGGCTCCAGCATTGCAGTCACCGTGTCCGAGCAAGACAAGTTCATGGAAGTCGCATCCGCTGGCCTCGTGCAGCGATGTTTCCAAGGACAAGTCAAGCGACAGGCACCACAAGTCCAAGGATCGGAGCAATTCCGCAACCTGGGCGTTTACCGTTTGGCCGAACTGTGCGTTCGCCGAATGGGAATCAATCCTGAGCGATACACTCGCCAAGACGTCGCACGGATGGCGATGGGTCACGAACCCACCTTCAACCGTCTCAACGTTCGACGTTCGGTTGAAGCGTACCACACCAGTGGATCGTTTGCCAATCTGTTGCTCGACGCAGCAACAAAGACGCTGCGAGCCGCCTACGAAGAAGCACCGTACACCTGGTCGCTTTGGGCTCGCCAAGCTCAATCGGTCGAGGACTTCAAGAACATCAACCGCATCCAGCTTGGCGAATCGCCAAACTTGGAAATGGTTCCCGAAGGGGCACCGTACCCAGAGGGATCAATCAGCGATTCCAAGCGATCGTACAAGGTTGAGAAGTTCGGCAAAAAGTTTTCCGTCACCTGGGAAACCGTCATCAACGACGATCTCGACGCACTGTCGCGAATCCCAGCCATGCACGGAAACGCAGCTCGCCGAACCCAAGAAAAGGTCGTTTACGACGCACTCCTCGCCAACCCAACGATGGCGGACGGCTTTGCGTTGTTCTCTGCATCGCACACCAGCGGAACCAACATCACTGGCGCGTCTGTTGCAGCTCCTGGCGTAACGACTCTCAACGAGGCGTTCAAGTTCATGGGCCTTCAAAAGGGTCTGTCGAGCGACGTTTACCTCAACCTGCAACCTCGCACGTTGCTCGTTCCGCTTGCTTACTCTGGCACCGCGTTGGAACTGGTCAACAGCCAGTCCTACGCACAGAGCAACGGCAACGAAGGCGTGGTCAACATCTACGGCGTGAACGGCGTTCGTCCGTTGCAAGTCGTCTCGACGCCACTGCTCGACGCGAACAGTGCAACCAACTGGTACGCGATCGCCGACAACTCGCAGATCGACACCGTGGAAATCACCTTCCTCAACGGTGAAGAGTCCCCAGTCCTCGAAAGCGAATGGAACAAGGACAACGACACCTACCACTACTACGTGCGTCAAACGATGGCTGCTGCCGTCATCGATCACCGCGGTATCTTCGGAAACCGCACCTAGTCTTAGCTGACAATCTTCGCCCCTGGGCTTATCGGCTCAGGGGCATGTTGACAACCAAAACCACATCAATAAATGGGAATAAAGAAAAATGGGATTCGTGAACCACGCGAAATTCGAAGATGACTTCTTCGGCGGAAGAACGTTTACCGCAACGGTCGGTGAAGGCAACTGGAAGGTTACCGACACCTCGTCGAGCGGCACTCCAACGTATGCATCGGTCAGCCCATCGGCGACCGGAGAGATTGCACTGACTTTTGACAGTGCTAACGAAGTGCAAAACGTTTGCCTGGATTTCGGTGACAAGCTTTGCTTCGACATCGACAATATCCAGCGAGCGATTTTCATCGTCAAGACCGTTGCAACGCTCAACGCTGCGACGACATTGGCGTTTGGACTGCAATCCGCACGCAACGACGACACCGACGCGACTGCCAACAATGCTCAATTCAAGCTTGCTGGATCAAACGCGATCGTTTGCGAGTCCGACGACGGAACCAGCGATCTCGACGACAAGGCAACTGGCCTATCGCTCGTCGCCACGTACCGCGAGTTCGTCATCGACTTCACTGGCGGCAAGTCCGACGTCAAGTTCTACGTCGACGGCAACCGGGTCGCATCGACCACGACCTTCACGATGGCCGCTGCAACCAGTTCGCTGCAACCGTTCGTTCAGATGAGCAAGACTGCATCGACGAACGTCAACAGCGTCACCATCGACTACGTGTCGGTGGAGTGCAAGCGGTAAGCGATGACCTTGCACGATGTCATACAGAGCGACTCGATTAACCTGTTCGCGAATCCGAACGATTTTGCCGAGCCGGTCAGCTACATCAAGCGGACTGGCAAATCGAGATCAATCAACGCGATCGTGGTCCGAGACGCTCTAGCAATCCTGCCCGAGGACGGAGACACAATCACTCCCGTCTTCGAGGTCAGCGTTGCAAATGACATCACGCAGGGGATTTCTAGCGAAGAACTCGACCTCGGCGGCGACGCAATCGCGTTTGCCGTCCGGGTCGGACGCAAACCAGAACGCCGCACCATTACCAAGCTTCTGTCGCATGACGAGGGGATGCTGGTCCTAGAATGCCGCTAGCAGTCAACGAACAGATCGCTGTCGTTTTGCTTGGACGCTTGCAGGCGATGATCGGAGATTCCACGAATTATCCGATCGACGTCTGCGAGGTGCTGCGACCAACACGCTCGACCGATTTTACACCTCGCGATCGCCAAATCGTTCTCGTTCAGGGATCAGCTGAGATCGTCGAGGAACTGATGCGACCAGGCAATCCGCCAGCTGTCGCCTATCGCCAAACGTACCAGATCCGATGCCACCTAATGCCGAGCGAACGCGATGCAGCCACAATCGACGAACAGCTCAATCTCTTTCATGCTGACGTTGTGCGTGCTGTCTGTAGCGTCGCTTCTACTTGGCACACTCTCGGCGGACTTGCCGTCGATGCTCAGTTTCGATCACCGGAATACGTCTCCGCAGATGGCGGGCTCGACGGAGTCAATGTACCTCTGCTTGTCACCTACAGGACGGATGAGGGAGATCCAACGGTGGTGAGAACATGAGCGAGGCATTCAACTTCAAGGTCGACGTCAACCAGGAATCCCTCCGCAAGATCGCTGAGAATCTTGGTCAGTTCAAGCATCACTTGTCACGCCATCTCGCAACTGCTGTCAACCGCACTGCAAAGACCGTTGGCGTCGAGGCCGCACAACAGCTCGGCAAGGTCGTCAACTTCAAACTCCACAGCACCAACAAGCACACATCGAAGACCTACACCAAGGCGAAGGTGCTCAAGAAGGCGGTCATCAAAAAGAACAATGCATCGCCTGCCAGTCCACAAGTCACGATCAAGCTCTGGAAGGGGCATCCATTCCCAGCTCGATGGCACGAAGCGATGGAGTACGGAAAGACTCGCAAGGGGAAGCGAGTCCGATCTGGAGTCCGCTACAAGACGAACATGGGCGGCGGCTGGACCAGCGTCCTTGATGGATTCACCGTCCGACAGTGGGGCGGACACGTCTACAAACGTGAAGAGGGCGGACGCAAGCTTCGAAAGATATTTGGCAAGAGTCCAGGCGACTACTTCACCCAAACCAGCATTGCCAGCGATGCCGCTCGAATTGCCGCTGAGCGACTACCCATCGAAATCAAACGCAGGCTCCGCGAGGTCACACTGGCGGCCGAGGGCAAAATCAAACTACGCACGTCACCTGAACTAGGAACCAATTAAATGACGCTACTCAAACGCAAACGAGTCCTTGCCGCAAAGATCGAATCTACTCCAGGAACTGCCGAAGCTTTGACTACGGCCGAGGCAGCATTCAACGCTTACGACGTCATGATCCAGACCGAAACGGAAATGGAACAGCGTGAGGGCCAGGGATCTTTCGGCATGCGTCCCAGCGTTGCTGGCGGCTACAAAGGAAAGGTAACTTTCAAGCATGATGCACATTGGGACGGAACAGCCACCGAGCCAGCTTGGGCCGATACGTTCCTGCCTGCGTGCGGCTGGGTTAAATCAGGCCAGGTCTACACACCTCGCACCGAGGCACCAGGCACCAACGTCAAAACACTGACCATCGGCGTCTACATCGACGGCATGCGAAAGCTGCTTCGAGGTTGCATGGGCACCTTCAAATGGAACTGCCCAACCGGAAAAACAGCGTTCCTCGAGTTCGAGTTTACCGGCGTATGGGAAACACCTACCGACACCGCGATCATCGCTCCAACGTATCCGACGGTTGCACCTCTCCGCTTTGCATCGTCGACGACCACATGGAACAGCGTTGACTTGCACCTAGAAAGCCTGGTTCTCGACAGCGGAAACACGATCCTACTTCGCGAGTCTGCTGGCACCGCTGCTGGATTCCTCGCCGCGATCGTCACCAATCGGATGTGCACCATCACTGGCAATCCAGAATCAAAACTTGTCGCGACTCAGGATCGCTACGGAAAGCTGCTCGATTACAGCGAGCACGCACTCACCTTTGATCTTGAT